TCAATTCCCCGCTGAAGATCGCCCCGTCTTGGGGCTCGCCTTGGTCGCGCAAATCGTCGTCGATGAAGGGGTCGGTATAGACGCCCTTCTTTGCCGTCGGATCCGACATCGTGATGTTGAGCGCCAAGCGCTCTTCGGCGACCAGGGCAAATAGAGTGTCGATCCGCCGATTGACGGCGTTCAGCTCGACCATGGGGATCATGCGAACCGCGTTGTTCGTAACGCGCGTTTGATCCGTCCAGGTCTGCTCGATTGCCGCGAGGCCCAGCAGGCTCTTTGGAATCGACGGCATCCGCGGGGCGCGCTGAGACGACACGCCGACCACGATCACGGGGTCGCCCAACTCCGTCAAAGCGATCCGGTCATACCGGGGCATTGCCCACCGGTAAGATACCTGAATCAGCGTTCCAGGAACCGCGCCGATGACCGTCAAGCCGGTTGCGTCGGGGTTGACCGGCTGCACTGTCGCGATGTAGCGGTAAACAACTTGGTACGTCGAGCCGGGCGCCGGCTCCTTGCTTCCGACGCCGTCGGGGCTCCAGTCAACTTGGCCCGCGCTGCGGACGAAGTCGGTCCCGTCGATGTAGGTTGTCGCGCCTTGGGTAACCGAGACAATCGAAACCACGGGCGAATTCGGCAGCAGATCGGCGCCGCCGATGAAGCCGCCGCGCACGATGTTGCTCGTAACCTGTTTCGTGATCGCGACGTTGTCGATCCCCCACACGGGGCCGAAATCAAGGTCGACCCGCTCGGTCCCGCCGGCCGCAATATGCGGCTCGAGCGGCACGGTTTTCGTGTCGGGAACCGCCTCATGCTCGATCCGCCGCGCATGCTGGCGCACGATCTCGGCGCCGTTGACGCGAGCGACACCGTCGCTGATCGAGTAGACTTGCTTGCCGCCGGAGTCGGCCAGGCGGGTCACACTGAAGCCGTTGCTCACATAGAAGCCGCCCGAGGACTGCCTGTCGTAGCGCGCAATGTACTGCGCGATGGCGTCCACGTTCGGAGGCGGGGCCTTGCTTAAAACGATGCCGTGCTCGGCCTGATAAACCGCGAAGAAATCGCCGGCTTGGCCATCCCCGGCAAATCCCCACGTCGGTTGCACTTTCAGTCGGGACGCCCCGGGCTTCTGCGAATTGCGAACCCCGATCGCCGGGGCTCTCAGGCCCGGATCGTCGATGTCGGTAATGATCGACTCGGCCAGGTAAACCCCGATATCGACAATGCCGACGGTCGGAATCGTGAACTCGCGAGGCAGGACCGCCCGCGCCGCGCCCCTCAGATAAACGGCGCCGCCGCCGCATTTACACAGGCCGGTTGCCGGGTCGGTCACGCAATCGGCGCCGCTCAAAACGTCGCCGTCGGCGAAAAGCGCGTCGGCGAGCCTCTTCAGCCGGTCTTGCGCAGAGCTTTGGACCTCGTTGAGCTCGGCGCCCTGCAGGGCGTTTCCGGAACGAAAGAGGTGCCGCTCGTAGTTCTTGCCGGCGTCGAAGCGATCGTAGTAATTTTCGTCTGGCATTAGATCACCAGCACAAATTCAAACGACTGACGAACCAAAGCCTGCCGCTGCAGCGCAGGAAAGTGTTCGATCGCGATCAGGATGCCGGGGTCCGAGACCTCGTCGGGCTCGAAATAGCGTTGGCCTTCGGGAAGGCCGCCGACCACGACGGTGTCGGAAAACAGCCCGGCTTCGCGCAAAGTCGCGTCGGGCGCGTCGTCATAGCCGAAGTCGAATCGGAGATAGAGGTTATTCGTCGGCTCGACAGACTCGATCCATCGCCCGGTCGGGGTCGAGAATTCGCCCTCCTGGAACGGCGCTTCCGGCTCGATCGGGGCTGCATAGCCCTTGACTGCGGCCAACGCCCGGCCGATCTCCGTTGTCAGCGCCGTGGCGTCGATGCTCTCGGCAACCGGAGTGCTATCCCAGTCTGCCAGGCCGGAACCCCAAGCTAAATGGAGTGTTTTTGCCAGGATGGCGGATGCCATCGCGGTTCGCCCGGAAGTTGCCAAAACGGCCATAATCTGTCCCCGAAATTGCTTGGGGTCAGTGTCGCGTCACGACTGGACCGTAATAATGAACCCGTCCGAGTCGTACAGAAGGAAAGCACCAGAGTCGATTAGGCCGAATTGCCCATCAGGGATTTCCGGTACAATTTCTTCGCCGTCGGCATCAAACGACAAGGGCGGATACATCTCAAGCCGCGGTCTGTTCGTGTTCCACGTCCGCGAGTCCCACCGACCGAACCAGCCATCGACACCCGCCCCACGGTAAGGGCCGCGCAGACCGAGCGTTTCGAGCCCGACGATATTGACGAGCGCGGAGTAGACCTCCGGGGCGTCATCGAACCATTCGAGGAATTTGGCGTAAGTGTCGACGCGAGAACTGCTTTGGACGAAAGAGTCATCGGCAAGGCCGCCGTCATGGATAAACGGAGGCGGATGCGTCGCCGGGGGCAGCATGATCGTCCCGGCCGGGCGATCCGCTTCGGCGCTCGGGAGGATCGTCGACCAGTCGGGGCCGCGGTCGGCGACCAACTGCATCGTGTGATACTGATAGATGGGGGCGCCCTGGATGCAGTCGAGCCCGGACAGTGCGCTTTCGCCGAGGACGAAGCACTCCATCCACGGCTCACGCAAGGCCAGAGACAGCCCCGTCGCCCGCTCGATATTGCCTAAGATCGACGCGGGGTTAGACCGCTCTCGCGCCGTCTCGACAATGATGCGCCGGGTATAGTCCGCGTCGGATTCGCCGGGGATCCGGACCACGCCGAAGATCGAGCCGAACAGGTCCGCCCACTCGCCGACCGAGTCGGGCAAATTCACTTGCGCGATCATTGGCGGAATGCTGTCGCGCGCCGCCCCGAGAGCCACCGCCAGGGCGTCGAAATGCGCCCAGGTCAAGCTCGAGTAGGCCGAAACCATGGCGCCGCTCGCTTGCGGCAACAGGGTATGCGCGCCGATGGAGGTGCCGGCGTCGCTTTGCCAGTCGACCACATGCCCGTCGGCTTCGATGGCGTCAATCAGGTCTGCAATCGTGCCGCCGAGGGGATAGACCGAAACCCCGCCGGAATGCGTCACGGTCAAAGCGTCCGCATCGACAGCCGCAGACAGCCCAAGCCCAAGCCGGAACATGGGCAACGGCCAGGCGTCGCGATCGAAGACCGCGTGAAGGTTCCGTAAGAGGCGCGCTCCTAGACGGTCCACGTCACATCCAATGTGCCGAGCTGCAATACGGCATCGAGCCGGCCGGGGATCGTCTCTGCCGGGGTGAATACCGTCACGGCATCGACCCCGTTAGCCGCAAGCGCCGCGTTTCGGATATCGACGGGGCGAAGGTCATCGCCGGGGCGAATGCTGCGCAACGCCTCGCTGATCTCCCGCGCAATGGCAAACTTGGTGGCGTCAGTCTGGTAGTTGATCGCCGCGCGGACTTCAAGGACCATGTCGAGCGAGACATCGTCCATTGCAACCACCTCGACCCGCATCCCCGCCGGGCGATACCCGCCGACCCAAGACCCCGTCGCATCGTCGCGGTAGCCGTCGACAGCCACTTGCACCTGATCGACCAAGGCCGCCGAGGTGGCCCCGGATCCGTTGTGGATGTAGAGGAACACATGCCAGGCTTCTTCCGCCGTCGCGGCCCGCTCTACGCGCTCGATCGCGACTCCGGAGTCGGCATAAATGACCACCAGGCCCGCCGCATACTCGATCGATCCAAGCGTCCCGCGCGCCAATGCCCGGATGTAGGCCGCAAACCGCTCCGCGCGCTGCGTCGGCGTTTCGGCGTCCCGGCCCGCGCTGATATCCCCGGACAGGTAGCGGATGCCCGCAATCGTGCTGTCGATCGCCCGCGCCGGCTGATTTCCGGATGCCCCGGCCACGGTCGCGACGACGCGCACGACCACCGAGACCTCCCCGGCATAAAGCACGGCCGCTTCGGCAACGGAATAAGTGGTCCCGTCGTAAGCCGTCAGCGTCAACCCCTCCGGAATCGCCGTGTCGGTTTGCCGGGCCGTCTCGACGGTTGCGGTCACCCACCCCGAGGCCGCGGTCGCCGGCAGCACGTCGAAGCCGAACCCGGTATAGATCGCCGTCGGGACAGACTCGAGAAGCCCGTAATACATCGACTGATACAGCTCGTCGACCTCGAGCGCCGGGGCTTCGAGAAGCGCCCGGACCACCGAGCCGACGTTGAAGTCGGTCACCTTCGTTGTCGACGCCCGAAGGCGCGCGATCATGTCGGCCGTGATGTCCGGAAAGGTCTTGATCTGAAATCCACTCATAGGACCACCGGATAGACAAAGTTCAGGTCGAGTGTCGTGTTACGATCCGCAGCAACAACCTTGGCCGCGATCGACAACACGTCGCTGTTGACGGTCGGGGCCACTTCCGAGACTCGGCTTAATCTCGGCTCCTGCTCGAGCGCGCTCTTGACCATGGCCGCGGACAGTGCGGCGACCAGGGGCCGCGCTGACATCCCGAGCACCGTGAACACATTGCAGCCGTAGCGGCGATGGTGAAGGATGTCGCCGGTCGGGGTCTGGACGCGATGATTCAAGGCTTGCGCCAGGTTCGCGACTTCCGCGACCACGGCATAGTCCCCGGTTGCGGTCGCCGCCAGGGCCTTGCTTTGGAGGGCCACGTCGATACCGTAGATATCCGCGGGGCTTTGCGGAACCCGATCGGCGAACCCCACGGGAACAGCGATCTTGTCGCCGAAAATCAGGGTCGAGCGCTCG